GCCAGTAGTATTTAACAGTAATGTGAAAAGGAAACACACCCGCTTGTCAGGCTTGCACTGTTGGGACATTTATTGTGTTGATAAAACACTATTGAGTTAAATCTTCAAACCGAGTATAGCTCTCGTAGCTCGAACCAACGTGACATCTTCTCACACACCATTTTATTGGGCCATGTTAACCAGTTAATGTTTAATGATCACCAGCATAAAATTTATCAAAGATTGGATCCTGAATGACACCAAACAAATGTTCAGCGTTAGCAAACTGGTCCTCAATCCTCTCAATATCATACTGTTCCACATTATATTTATCCATTAACCATTGACGATAGGAAACTTCATCAACTACATACTCATCAGCAATCTTTAAATTATAATCTGCTTGAGCCCCAAAAGAGGCGACGACTTGGTTTATATTATCCAAGTCATCAACAACATTGCGCTTAATGCCTGAAAGCCTTATAAGCATTCTAGCATAAGAATCCACAATGGGTAAGCCGCGACCCCAACTTAAAATACACAAAGCATTGGCGTATGCTAAACCCTTAGCAAATTGGACAGTATCTTTACAAAAACGAGGCATTGAAGTTGTCCAACAAGTCATGGAGAACACCCTAGACATAAACCTATGCATGACATAGTATGAAAACTGGTGATCTCCAAACATTCTAACAAATCGAGAACTTAAATAGTCCATATCAGTTAGTTCGCCATACTTAACCTCTTTAACTAGTAAGCCAATTCCATATCGAGTTTCAGTTTTGAAAACTTCCTTAGCGAACAGAGATTGCCTTGCTTCTTCAAATCGCTCTTGGAATTTTAAAGGAATGCATCCTAAGACATCATCCCCTTTACCATTCGGCTTAATAGCATCACTAGGTAATTTTGCTTTAGCTGCCACTGCTAACTGTGATGCAATAGTTATAAGAGAGTTGTGGTAGGATGTCACCCCTGTCCCAGAGGCCCTACCCTGTGTTTTAAGTGTTAATAATCCCCGCATACGAACTTCAAGGTATTGTTGATCCTCTAACAATTTGATTGTTAGATTTTTGTCCATTTCTTCAGGAAAAGATAAATTTGACAATTCAAGGAAACGCTTCTCTTCTTTGGCCAAAAGATGTGCGAATTCCCTTACTAAACGAAGATCATAACCAGAAGCATCCCAACTGTAAAATACTGGCTTTCCATACTTTGAAAGGATTTCAAGCTCATCTTGATACAGTTTTTCAGGCAACTGGGTCCAGTTCAAATGACCAGTATAAGCATCATTGGTTGCAAATTGTAAAAGACCTTCCATAAAATTAGCATAAGGGTTAAGATAACATTTGTTATCAGCTTCAGGTCCCATAATGCAACGTTCTTTCTTATCGTTCGTTGGAAGATGCTTGTCTTCGTGCAAAACATCAGTTTCTTGCTTCTCTTTCTTAGTAAAAGCGTCAAATTTAGTCAAGACATTATACATTTTTGTCTTGATATTAAATTCCTTATCTGCCTTGAATTCTGCTAACATAACTTCACGATACTTGATAGGATATCTCTTCAACCAATTCTCTATTGTGAAGAATGTATAGCGTTCGTCACTCCAAGTTGCTGCTATCATTTGATCATAAATTTTTCGAACTGCTGGTTTCAAATAATCATTAAATTGTACCATATCTGGCAAATTAAAATTATTACAAACCCTAAAAGCAGTGGCTATCTTACAATGATCAACTGTACCATCTAAGGAATAGCAGCCTTTAATAGTTGGTGTCCTATAATTTTCTCCATAGGTTATAGGGCATATTTGATATGCAGCATCTTCACGTGGTAAACACGGGTACCTTGCCATATATTGTTCTAAGTCTTTATAATTACGTGGATCATATTCATCTTTAGTAAATTTGATCTCACTATAATTATTAAGCGGTAAGTTCAATCTGGTCAAATCGGTTATACACGTTGATTGAAGAGTACGCTGTTCATTGGTATCATCCAATTGCTTCATATTAGCTTGATCGATTAACAATCGAATCAAAACTAGTATAGCGTAAGCTGCTGGTGCAAGAATATACATCGGATACTCAAGATCTATAAAAGAGCAAGCACTAGGCCAGAGTTCTCCCAGGTTTGAGGGTGTATCAGGCATCTTAAATGCCTCTGAGACCTGGTATTCTGAATGGTCATAGAATGTCCGCGCTTCTGATAGCACCCTGTCATTAATAATTTCAGAGGAAACTGCTATAGAAACATACTCATACAAAAGTGGTTTTATAGAAAACACATTCGGTCTTTGATACATGGCCTTAACCCCTCGTCCTTTCAAGAACTCAAAGATAATACCAAGTATTATAACCAAAATAAATGTTGATGTCATCAATCTCCAAAAATACTTCTTTAAGAAGTTCTTGGTAGATAACCACCATGTATCAGTCGCTGTCATGCTTTTCTTAATCCTGTTGGCTTCCACTACTGTATCATTACTCAAGCTAAAATTAGCGAAATCAATTACAGTATCACAATTCATTAACCATGCAATTTTAAAGGCTTCACGATAGAGATCTTCTCTAGTAAAATCCATGGTTTTGTTCATAAGACGCTCACGTTTAAATGCACTCCAAGCAGCGTGCATATTTTGGAAGTCAATTTTCCCGGGTACGTAAGTTAGAAATTCAGAAACATACGGGACATGTATTCTAACTGTTCTCCAGGTGTATCTTTTCTTGCAACCTAACCAACTATTATCAACAACTTGTCTAACTACTACGTCGATATTTTCATCGTCTTCCATTGAAGCTTTAATAGTAGTTTTAAGTAGATACTCAACAAATTTGTTGAGAGATGATTTGAGTATCTTCTTATATCTGACAAAACGGTTTAATTTCTCTTCATGTTCTTTCAAGTATGCTTCAGCTAGGAGATTTTCTTGTTCTTCGACAATCAATTCCTTCTGTTCTATGGCAGCAGCCTGATCATTGCGATTCCTTTGAGGGTCATGCGCAATGAGATCAAGTCCACTAAGTCTTCCTGCAATCGAATTAAAGTAACGGCGGAATAGAGGCCAAACTTTAAGATTCGTTTGCTTTCTGCCATAGCCAGGTATATAATTCATCCTAACTACTACATATCGGTGTTCTCCATAAGGTGTTTCATCTATAACTTCACAGTAAAATTGACCAACGTTTCCTTGAACTAAGTGTTTACTTTGCTCTGGTACTTCCCAAAACCAAGCGTAATCAGAGGTACATATAACTGGGTGGTCGTACACTTCTGGATTACCTTCGACGAAAGATTCGAGCATAATTTCCCCTGTTTCAAGATTGTCCATATATAACCGAACATATCCTTCATTATCTGTCAAGTTGTACTTCAAATCATGAAACACGTACGGGTGTTCACGATTTTTCTCAACTTTCTTAGTAGCAAAGGCATGATTTGATTTTCGAATGGCAAAATCATAATCATGAAAAGCAATATATGAGGTGGTTACATTCTTTTCAATCATAGTGTGCATCATAGATGGTAAAACACCATCGTAATACGCACTATCAATACTCATTAGGAAAGATATCCGTTGGTTTTGCCTATGCGGCTCAACTCCAACATTAACGTTGTCATAATTCTGGATGCAATTACAAACTAATTGGCCCGCTTGTGCCACACAAGCACAAACACCTGCACAACTGGTAGGAACGTTGGTAAGGTGTTTTTGGTTTGGTGCTAGCCGGCCTTTTGATTGTAATTGTTGAGTCCATTTTATCGAACGCTCGGAATCTCTCCAAGTCATATTGGGGGTAGTACAAAATATTCTTTGACTAAGGAAACAGTCAACTATTGTATCGTTAATAAGACATTGCTCACGTAGGAAAGCAATACGGGGTAATCCTGACCCTACATCAATGCCATATAATGAGGTGTTGTTGGCTTCTGAGTAGGTTTCGCTTGCAATACGTCTTAGTGCTAATTGACGAGCATTATAACCAGTCGGGTGTTTATGAGGTATGTTCTCCTTGAATTCTAGCTTCGCTTTCTTCTCCAAGAAGTCATACTTTTTCTTAAGCATGGCTTTTCCTTCAGGCCCAATGACTTGATCAATACTCAAACGATACGGAACACCGAAATTAAACCCATTATCATGTCTTCTGACAGGTTGTGGTTGAGGGGGGAGGGGGTTGTTATTTCGTTGTTGCTGACGAGCATGGTTCCCACCGCGGTGGTGTCCATGGTTATTATTGTTTCGGTTGCCGCCGCCTACAATAATCATC